ATGAGCCAATCTCAAATGAGAATGGAACTAATCGCTAGAGTGTTTGCTGAAACTGGTGTTAAAGATTTATTTAAAAGAATATTTGAACTTACTTGTAAGTATCAAGATAAAGAAAGAGTTGTAGAATTAAACAACCAATTTATTCCAGTTAAACCTACTGAGTGGAGAAACAGATATAATATATCAATAACAGTTGGTTTAGGTACAGGAAGCTCAGATCAGCAAATTGCTATGTTAAATAATATCTTAGAAAGACAGTTACAAGCATTTCAATTACAAGGTGGTCAAGAATATCCAATGGTCAGCCTTAAAAATATTTACAATAGTTTATCTAAAATTATTGAAAATGCTGGTCTTAAAAATGTTGAAAATTACTTTATCAATCCAGATCAAGGTAAAGGTATGGTTCAGCCGAAAGCTCCACCACCACCAACACCAATTGAGAAAATAGAATTTGCTAGAATAGCAAGTGAAGAAAAACGAAAACTTGCAAGTCTAGAATTACAACTAAAAGAAATTAAAGGCAGTAATGCTAAGATGCTTTTAGAAAACGAAATTAAAATGAAAGAACTTGAGCTTAAATATAATGCTCAAATAGATTCAGCTCAAATTAAGGCAGAAGCAGATTTAAATAAAATGCTAGTTGCTGAGAGTACAAAAGACTTTAGGGATGCACAACAATCACAACAAAACTTAGAACAACAGATTGAGTCATTAAATGAACGACCAGGAACAGGCAAAGCTCCAACAGGAAGTAAACCAATCCAACAAGGCTAAAGATTTATTTGATAATCCTTTAGTAAAAGAATCTTTTGATAAACTAAAAAATTTATATTCTACAAGTTTATTAAATACTGGTGCTAACGAAACAGACACTAGAGAAAAACTTTGGTTAGCTTATAATATAGTTGGTAAAGTTGAGCAGCACCTACAAGAAATTTTAGACACAGGAAAACTAGCTTCTAAACAATTAGAAGATTTTAGAACCCAAATAAAAAACCAAAAATTCTAACAAAAAAAGTTGGGATAAGCTAACCTCATAAGAGGAGCTTAACTATAAAGGAAAAATATGTCAGACAATCAAGGCAACCCACTACAAGGATCTGAAACTGATTTGCAAAAAGCTCAAAGAGCTGTAAATGGTTTATTAAACCCAAAAGAAGAAGAAACTATTGGACAACAAGAAGCTCCAAAGGAAGAAATTGAACAAAATTCTCCTGAACCACAAAATGAGGAATCTTCTGACGAAGAACAACCACAGGAACAGGAAATAAGCGAAGAAACTGAATCAGAGGAAGAAGAAGTTTCAGAGCAAGATGTATCTCAAGACGAAGAACAAATTGATACTCAAGAGAAACAAGATTCCACCTACAAGGTAAAAGTTGCTGGTCAAGAATTTGAAGTTACCCTTGATGAGTTGAGAAATGGCTACTCCAGAGATTCGGATTACAGACGAAAGACAGAAGAACTTTCTAATGAAAGAAAGAACTTTTATTCTCAGTCTGAAAAGCAAAGACAAGACTATTCTCAAAAGCTAAAAGAAGTTAATGAGCTTATGTCTGTTGCCCAAGAGCAACTAAATACAGAGATTTCATCTTCTGATTTAGAAGCTTTATATGACGAAGATCCAGCTCAAGCTGCAAGGATTGAACACAGGCTAAGAAAAAAGCAAGAAAAATTAAATTCTGCTTTTCAAAAAGCACAATCTGAACAGAAACAACAATTTGATGGATATTTACAAAGTGAAAAGACAAAATTAGTAAATAATATTCCTGATTTTGCTGATCCTGGTAAAGCATCAAATTTAAAAAACAATATGAGAAGTCATTTGGCTAAATATGGGTTTAACGACTCAGAAATAGCTCAAGTATATGACCATCGTATCTTGATGTTGGTAAACGATGCTATGAAATTTGGAAATTTACAAAAAGCAAAACCAAATATTGCTAAAAAGATTTCTAAACCAAGCAGAGTCTTCAAGTCAGGCATTAAAAAAGACAAAAGCGATTATCAATCCAAAGCTGCTAGAGAAAAGTTTGGTCGTCTAAGAAAAACTGGGAGTCTTAAAGATGCTCAGAATATTTTCTTGGATATGATTAACAACTCAAACAAATAGGATAATATAATGGCATTAATTACTAATACTGTTACTAAATATGCTGTAAATGGTCAGAGAGAAGATTTATCTGATATAATTTACAACATATCTCCGACTGATACTCCATTTATGAGTACAATTGGAAAATCAAAAGCAACTGCAACCAGTCATGAATGGCAAATAGATGCGTTAGCTGCTCCAGCTGCCGACAACTACCATTTAGAGGGTGATGAAATTTCTTTTGATGCACAAACTGCAACTTCTAGAATCTCAAACAAAACACAGATTTCAAGAAAAGCTGTAATTGTTTCTGGTACTATGGAATCAGTTGACCTTGCTGGAAGAAATAACGAACTAGCATACCTAATCTCTAAAGCTTCTAAAGAGCTAAAAAGAGATATGGAAACTACTCTTACTGCAAACCAAGCTCCAGTTGATTCAGGTGCTGGTGCTGCTAGAAAGATGGCATCACTAGAGTCTTGGTTAAAAACTAACACAGACAAAGGTGGTGGATCAGGTGCTGATCCTACTGGATCTGGTACTCATGCTAGAACTGATGGAACACAAAGAGCATTTACTGAAGCTCAACTTAAATCTATGATTAGAAAAGTTTGGACTGAGGGTGGCGACCCATCTATGGTTATGGTTGGAGCTTTCAATAAGCAAAGACTTTCTGGCTTTACTGGTGGTGCAACAAGAATGGATGATGCAGAAAACAAAAGATTAGTTTCTGCAATTGATGTTTACGAAAGTGATTTCGGTGCATTACAAGTTGTAGCGAACAGATTTTCAAGAGCAAGATCAGCTTATGTTCTTTCTCCTGATATGTGGTCTGCTGCATACCTAAGAGATTTCCAAATGGTTGATCTAGCGAAAACTGGTGATGCTGACAAGAAAGCTCTATTAGTAGAATACACACTATGCTCTAAGAATGAAAAAGCATCTGGTGGTATTTTTGATTTAACTACTGCGTAGTTATAACTTTTGTGAGGGGGTATTTATACTCCCTCATAATATTCATTAACATTTTGTTTGGTCTTTGAAGATTTTATTCGGAACGAAGCAATACAAAAAAGGAAAATACAATGCGAACACTTAACGATTATTTTATTACTTCACATATACCTAATGTATCATCTGCATCACAAACTTTTGTTTGTGTACCTGATGGTGGAAGAATAATTAAAATTATTACTCATAACAAAGCAACTACAACAGGAACAGCAGCTATCTCTTTTGAAATAGATGGTGTTGCAGTAACTGATGGTGGTTTTGACCATGTAGCAACTGCATCTGCTGGAAAAGTTACAACTACAGAACCTACAGCTGCTAACAGAGTAGAAGAAGATGGACATATTGAATGTATCACAGATGGTGGTTCAACCAATTCTTCAAAAATGGAAATAACTTTTGTTATAAGAAGATAATAAACAATTTTGTGGGAGATCCTGTCTAGCGATATTTCTCCCACAAATACCAATTAATAAAAGGAAATAAATTATGCCAATGGTAGGAAAAAAGAAATTTGCTTATACGAAAAAAGGAAAAATGGCTGCAAAAAAAGCTGCTAAGAAAATGGGCAAAAAAGTAAAAATGAGAAAATACTAATGCATGGTAAAAAAAAAGGTAAAGCTGTCTTAACAGCTAAACAAAGAACTTTACCAAAAAAACTGAAATTGAAGATTATCAAATCTAAGATGAAGAAAAGAAAATAAAGGAAAAACAAAAATGGCTTATAATTATGCTTTAAGACCAGGAACAAGTCAAAAAATCAATACTAACAACTCATCAACTGCATCTGCTGCATTTGGAGAACAAACTAATTATATTAGAATTGTTGGTTCAGCTAATTTTCATTTTGTGCTAGGTGCTACACCTACTGCAAGTGCTACATCAGCTCTTTTACCAGCTGGTGAAGTTGAGATTTTAAAAGTGTCGCCTGGACAAAAGATTGCTGTGTTTCATGGATCATCTACAGATGTTTATGTAACTGAAATGGGTGCGTAGTGGC